CTGAATCGTAGCGTTTGTTATCGCCTTTGGGGTAAGGCAACACAGGGTAGGTTAGTTCGCGCAACAAATTCTTTTTTTGCGTTTTACTGCCAACAATAAAAACATATCGATGTTTACGCGCCCTTTCGACAAAGTAAACATTTTCTTCACCAAACTTTTCTATAACTTCTGCGTTGGTCAAACCATGTGCATAGGTTGTGTGGTGCAAATGTTCCATGCCCTTAACTTTTGGGTCTTTAAACTTTGAACTAAGCCCTGTGTAAATGAAATTGGTTGCTTGGTAAACATAGCCTACATGGCCTTGTTCTGAATCAGCATACGAAACCACAATGCTTGGCTTTGGCAACATCCCCATTGCCTTGGCGACAAACTCAGAAGCAATGTTCTTTTCGTTCAAACAAACCAAGCGGTTTAATTCAATCACATTGTCTTGCCATTTCTTGCCGCATACGCCCTGCCGCAATGTTGAACTGGCCGATGTTCCAAATGTGACTACACCAACCAATTCGTTATCAATGTAAGCACCAAACGCATACGATATCGATGGCATACGCTTGGCATAGTGTTTTTCAAGTAACCAAGGTTCTGTTTCAAAAGTGTTGATGGGCAGAACTTTCATGCTTTGGCCCTCAATGCGGCCATCTTTGCCAAAACTTCCAATGGGATTGGTGCGGCCCTTTTTTCATCTGCCTTAATCTTTTCCAACGCAGGGTCGGGTAGATTGCTTGGCGGCACTGTAAGCCGCACAATGTCGGCAGGGTTTGCTTTAGGTGCATTTGTGTTTCGCACCCAATTTCGCCATGTTGCAAACCAATCCAACTTAACGCCTTTTTGCCCTGCCTGCGAAACCCAATAATCTTTAAATTGGTCAAAGGTTCTTGTTGGGTGTAATTCGGGCCTTTGTTCTTTACAAAATTGTTCCCATTCAATTGGAAAAGAAAAATCATTGGCAAGGCGTGAGCCGCGCTGTTTATTCTCTTTCTTTGTCTCTGTCTCTGTCTCTCTCTCTCTCTCTGTCTCTGGGATAGCAACTTGCTTGCCTTCTGCTAGCACCACGCTAGCAACAATAAAAAAGCCATTATCAATCAATGGCTTAATACCTTGTTGGTAATCTTTTTCAGTGATGTGCAAACGAAACATAAGTTCATCAATTGAACCATCAAAAATCCCATCTTTTGATTCACTTGCTAGCAACCAAAGCATAGGTGCTAGCGCCTTGCTAGCAATAGGCAAGCGCATGAATGTTCTATCATTCAAAAGGTCGCGGTGAAGTTTTATCCAAGGCGGGCATCTGTCTTTGTAATGTTGAAAGACTGCCCAATTTTTAGGCTGTAAAAGCATAATTTTTTCCACTTATAAAAACCACTTAAAAGAAACTGCGGCAGGGAAAAAGTGGGAATCCTTTTCAGTTGGGTAATTAGTCCAACCTAGCCGTGTTTCAAAAAATTGTATCAAAGAATCATCAATGTGTGCAAATCTTTGCGTTCTTCATGTGTCATTGAAAAATAGTAACCCTGTGCAAAATCTTTGACCTTGTGATAACAAAGCAAGTGATACAGGGAATCTTGCATTGATTGGTTTTCTACCGCAAACGCAAGGTTTTCCATCATCATTGCTTTGTAGTGCAAATAGTTTTTTATTTTATTCATTTGAACCATTCGGGTTTTAACAACTTTAACTGCCACAACCTTGCCGCGGGAATCTCTTTCCATTGGCTGATGGCCGATTGGGAAATGCCAAGCAATTCTGCCAATTCGGTTTGATTGTGTACCTTTGTTAACAATTCGGATTTAGTCATACCTTATTATAAGCCAACTAATACATCTACAACACTAGGGAAACTACTTAGAAAATATTTTTAAAAAGTGCTTGCATTGGATATAAGTTGGCTTATAATTCATCCATGCCCCAAACAAAGGGGTCTTTTAAAAAGGATGCAAAATGAAAACAGTTCAAATTCAAACCCGCGGAATCTGCCAGTGCTGTGGCCGTGAACAAGCAGTTGTTAATGGCGTAATGTCCAAGCATGGTTACACAGTAAAACAAGGTTGGTTTTCTGGTGTTTGCTCTGGCAGAAACTATGTTCCAGTTCAAATTAGCCGCGCACATACTGATGAACTGATTGCTTCCATTGCAGTAGAAGTTGCAGAATTGATTGCAACCGCTAACAAATACGAATCAAAAGAAATTACGCCTAAGTTTGCATTGACATTCAAGCGCGAAGAAATCCCATTTGAGCAAGGTTCTTTGCGCGAGCAATCAGAAGCCCGCGTTCGTAATGAATGGGCTTGCCGCAACCGCGCAAAAATGGGACAAGATTTCATCAAAACAATGACCGAAATCGCAGACAAGTACCACGGCAAAGAATTAGTAAAAGTTAGCAAATAAGTGGAAAGGGGGCGAAAGCCCCCGTTAGGGAAACTACCTAGAAAATAATTTAAAAAAAGTGTTGACCTAGTTATAAGTTACCTTATAATTCACCCATGCCCTAGCAAATCGCACAGGGTCTTATAGAAAGAAATCAAATGTCTAAATACACAAAACTTACTGCCAAACAAAACATGGTAATGATGGATTTTTTGGCTACTGCCAAAATTAATTCACTTACTAATTTGGCCGCCTGTGTTCCAACTAGCCACCCATTGTTCAGAACAAATCAAGTTCGCCAAATCAGAGTTGTTACAGATGCAATCGCTTGGGGTTGGGATGAACTTGGCAATCGTGTACGCCTTACCCCTGACCTTCGCGTATTGCAAGAAACTGGATGGGGCGACAGCAAAAGATAAAAACGGGGCGCAAGCCCCATTAGGGAAAATACTTAGAAAATAATTTAAAAAAAGTGTTGACCTAGTTATAAGTTGGCTTATAATTACACCATGCCCCAAACTTCTTGGGGTCTTATAGGAGAAACTGAAATGGCATTTAAATTCAACGATGGCGGCAGAAAAGATGCAGGCTACAAAGGCGTAACCCGTGACTGTGGCGTTCGCGCAATGGCTATTGCAATGGGCCTTGACTACAAAGCAGTTTACAAAGAACTTTCCCAAGCAAACAAAGATTTTGGCGGCACAAAGTCTGCCCGCAATGGTTTGACAAAAGACCTTTATACAAGCGTTCTGAAAAAGCATGGTTGGGTTTGGTTTAGCGCCCCTAAGTTCAGTGGCCGCAAAGCCCGCTGTAAAGATTTGCAAGGCACTGTAATTGCCCACCAAGCCCATCACTTTGTGGCCGTGATTGATGGTGTGCCTAACGACATTTTCAATTGTTCTGACCGCATGGTTTACGGCTATTGGGCCAAGGCATAAAAAACAACACTAGGGAAAATGCCTAGTAAATATTTTGAAAAAAGTATTGATCTAGGTATTAGTTGGCTTATAATTCACCCATGCCCTAACTTCTAGGGTCTTTTAGAAAGTAAACAAAATGAACATCGAAACAGCAACCAAGCAAACAAAATTCCATAACATTGTTCGCAAAGCACCTGAAGGTTTTTACACCCGCAAGCCTATTTGGTTTGGCACAGGCAACAGCGGCAAAACTTACATGATTACCAATAATGGCACTTGGTATTCTGCCCATGTAAATTTCAAAAGCATCATCATTGGCTACAAGTTAGATGAAGTTTCTAAGGCTTTGGAACAACTGTAATTAAGGGGCAAAACATGATTCGCTTTAGCAAAGAAAACTTACTTAACGAACTGCAAAACCAAATTGCAAAAATGGAACAAATTTGGGGTTTCGTTTCTGACAATGGCACAAACCAAATTAAAGATCAAACCGATTTCGACCGCGTTGTTGCCTATGGCCAATACAGTGCTTTGAATGACATTTACGAATCTGTACGCGATAACACATTTCTTAACATCTAAGGATAAAACATGAAACTTTACGGCATCAGTTTTTTCTGCGATTACAAACAACACTCTGAACAAGTTTGGGCTGTTGGTCGTTACGAATTGGAAAAAGAAATTTTGGCTAAATATCCAAAATCTACTGGCATTGACATTTGGGTTATCTAAGGACAAAACATGAAACAAAAAATCATCACCACAATAATCGAATGCGCTTTGGCAATCATCATCTTTGGTGGTTGGGGTGTTCTCTTGGCATGGCGGGGTTAAACATGAACTTTATTGAACGCTTCCAATCCCTGTGGCAGATGCCATCACCCAAAGAACTTGCGGCCAAAGAACTTGAAGAAGCCAAACGCAGATTCTTAGAAGCCCAAAGCGGCATGGAATACGCAAAACGAATGTCTGATTACCATTCAGACCGAATCAAACGATTGACCAACTATTTAGAAAGTTCAGAATGAAACAAATATCAACTGCGTTAGTCAAAGCACAAAAGGCGTTTGCGCCTGCTTTAAAGAACGCCTATAACCCGCATTTCAAAAACAAGTACGCAGACCTTGCCGCGTGTGTTGAAGCGGTTGTAGATGCCCTGAATGCAAACGGCATTGCATTGGTTCAGAAAACCCGTGAATGCGTTGGTGGCGTGATGGTGGAAACCATCTTCATCCACGAATCAGGCGAAACATTAGATTGCGGTGTGTTGCATTTCCCTGTAACCAAAAATGACCCGCCTGCTTATATGTCTGCCTTGACCTATGCCCGCAGGGGTTCACTGATGGCCGCCTGCGGCATTGCACCAGAAGATGATGATGGCCAGATGGCCACCGCGGCAACCAAAGGTGTAGATGAAAACGCCCTTGCAGACCATTTAGCGGCCATTGAAGCATCAACAGACCAAGAAGGTTTAAAGGCCGCCTACAAAGCCGCCTATGCCGCTTGCAATGGCAATGCTAATTGGCAGACAAAAGTTATTAACGCCAAAGATATAGCAAAGGCCAAATTATGATTGAACAGGGAACACCAGAATGGTTTGCCGCCCGCTTGGGAAATGTTACGGCATCCCGCGTTGCTGATGTGATTGCCAAAACCAAAAGCGGTTATTCAGCATCACGCGATAACTACATGGCCCAACTTATTTGCGAACGAATGACAGGCACAGTTGCAGAATCGTACACAAACGCGGCAATGGCTTGGGGTACTGAAACAGAACCTTTTGCCCGTGCCGCTTATGAATCTTTGACAGATGTATTGGTTGACCAAGTAGGGTATGTTGCTCACCCATCAATTGACCACGCAGGGGCTTCGCCTGATGGCTTGGTTGGCCTGTTTGGTTTACTGGAAATTAAATGCCCAAACACTGCCACGCACATTGATACTTTAATCAGTGAACAAGTGCCAACAAAATACATAACGCAGATGCAATGGCAAATGGCCTGCACTGGCCGCCAATGGTGTGATTTCGTATCGTTCGACCCGCGATTGCCAAAAGGGTTGCAACTGTTTGTTAAACGGGTTGAATTTGATGCGGAATATGCGGCAACGCTAGAAATAGAAGTGGTGAAGTTCTTAGCCGAACTTGATACCAAAATCACTAAACTTTATGAAAGATTAAATCATGTCCAATAAATTAGACCTTATCGCTGTGGTTGGCGAATACACAGATGCCCAAGGCAACAACAAAAAAAGATTTTCCAAAATTGGAACACTTTGGGATAAAGGCCAACAGGGCATCAGTTTGAAGATTGACCACATACCCGTTAATTGGGATGGTTGGTTAAGTGCAAAGCCACCACTTGAACCACGCGCAACACCACAACAAAAAGCGCCTGTGTTCATTGATGAAGATGCCCCATTTTGATTGATGCAGGGGGAACGCAAACGCTAGTACCCCTCAATATAGGAAACTACAAAATGTTTGATTTATTTGAAGCAGATATCTTAAAAAAATTGCGTACTGACTATTTCGAAAAGTTAGAAAGCACAGGCGGCAATTGTCCATGTTGTGACAGATTTGGAAAGTACAACGGCTATTCCATCACCAAAACAGATGCAAAATTTTTGGTTTGGCTTTTTATCAATGGCGACAAAGATGGTTGGGTTCATACACCAACGCAAGCACCACGCGAATTCATGCGGGCAAAAAGTTTCACTAACTTACGCTATTGGGCTTTGATTGAGAATCACCCAAACGATAACAAAGATGTAAAAGGTTCTGGCCTTTGGCGCATCACCAATAAAGGCATCAAATATATGCGGGGCGAAATGCAGTTGCCTAAAAAAGCATTTGTGTTTGACAGAACGCTAGTTGGCTTCAGTGAACATCAAGTTTACTTTAGCGAATGTTTTAAAGAACATTTCGATTTAGAACAAGTGATGAATTCACGATTTAACATAGAAGCAATATGAGTTATGCATATAACCTTGTACCCTGCTTATCAATAATCAACGATTGTTTGCGGGGTGTTGCGCCTGCTTGGTTGGGGATGCTTATGTGTGTCCATCTGTCGAATTCTCGAATCACTTGGTCATAACCCAAACCAGATGCAATGACTGCCTTAACAACTTCATCAGGGGTCATTGATGGAACGCGAATATCTGCCGCGCAACCAATGCGATGTTGTGATGTGTCTTTACTGCCTACGGCATCGTTTACGGCTTTCGACCTGAACGCACTGTTGACCATAATCGGCTTACCGCCAAGAACAGTTTTGAGTTCTTCCAAGAATTCTGCCAATCTTTGAATGTTTGCAAGTTCAGTTTCATTTGGGGTGTTGTCCAAGGTTCGGTGGTCGGTGTGTGTTAATTCTTCTAATGTGAAGTGCGGTGTTAAGTTCATTTTTTCACCTTATCTGCAATTTTTTCCATAGTGCGGCCACCAAAGTAAAATGACATTACCAACATTCCCCATTGGCCTAACAGTTCAACATAAGCACCGCGGGTTTCGTATTCAAAGATCGATGCAATAGCAAACCCAGAATAGGCCACCAACAGGAATATAAGGGTCATAGGGCGAATATTTTTACTTAGCCATGAATCACTAGCCATGTCGGCTTTTACGCGTTCTGTAAGATTGTTTTGTTCAGTCTTATACAGTTCAGTTTCATTGGCCATCTTGGCAAGTTCGCCATCTTGCGCCATCTTCTGCAATTCAAGTTGCGCTTTGGCTTTGGCTTCTGGGTCGGGAATTAATTTGTCAATTAGTTTGCCGCCAACATTTAACAGTGCATCAAGTCCAATCATTTTTTATCCTCATCGTTTTGCATCAGTTTGATGCCTGATAGAAAACCAATCATGCCGCCAATCAATGTGCTGAAAGCGGGTGAAATCATCTTAAAGATTTCTGCGTTATCAACTTCTTTTGCCCACAGGCCCAACATAAACGCAAACACCATTGACAGAACAGAAATGCAAAGTGTGGTGCTAACCATCAGGGTCACATACAGGGTTAGTTTTTCTTTGGTGCTTGTTGTGTTTTCCATATTGCCCTCATACAAAGATTTGGAATCTTCTGCGATCTTCGAATGATCCAAGTTCGATGGCGTTTTGTTGGCCTCGCTTGTTGTAGAGTTCCACTTCCAAATCTTGAGTTTTTCTAACTTGTTTAAGACATTCCATTGCATATCTGTAATCTTCTTGAACTTTCTCAACTGCCTTATCAAAAGCCATTTGCCTAGCAGTGTGGGTGGGTTGAACTAATGGATACCATTTATTTAAGGTAATCATTTCTTTTCCCTTTCGACCGCCCTCGCGTAATAAAACAAAATCTTTCCGCGTAGTTCTGCACTATCAGCAACGCCTGCCAACATGGCAAGGTTGTTCCAAATTCCCACTAGTTGTTCAGATGAACAGTTATTTCCATTTGTCGTTAACCATCGCGACAATTCCATGTGCCGCAATGTTGGTTCATGTATCCAACTAAGCGCGTAAAAATCTGTAACTATGCACGGGGTTTTTGCATTTGCCCAAAACATCCAACCTATGAGCAATACAAAAAACCATCGCATTCATTTTGTCAGAAAAGTAAAAATCATGCCTGCCATCATTACCAACAACGCACCACACGCCTTAATTAAAACTTGTTCAAGCCGCTTTAATCTTGCATTGATTTGTTCATAGCGAAACGCGCAGATTTCTTCATGCGAATTTAGCCGTGCTTCTGTTTCGTTGATGGTTGCCATGTTTAAAACTCTTAGAAAATAACTTCAACAGATATCACAACAGATTTTGTTGCAACGATATTAGCACCACCGCTATCAGTTGCAATTTGGGCGGTATATGTTCGGCTACTTCCACCATTGGCTGTTTTAGATAGGCCAAAGGTTGGAACACTTGACAATTGAATCCAAGTATTTCTAGCGTTACCAGTTTCGGTGCTAGGGCCGAAACTAGCAGTTTGAATAAATCTAATCCAATAGTTTGAACCAATCCCCGCTGTAGTTGGCGATGCCCAATTACTTAGTGTTCCATTTCCACTGCTACTAAAATAACTTGTTGCCCCATTTGAATTGAACACATATTCAGCGTAAGCAGTACCTCCGGGGTTAATGTCCCCATAAATATCACTTAATGATGCTAAAGAAATAGTGATGGCAGATTTGCCCCAAAAATCACTCATGTTAATTTGAGTACCAGAACCGCCCGCACCCGCCAATGAACGAAAGTTCGCCTGATTCAAATTTGAATTGGCAGTAGGCGACAAACCAAGTTCAACATTGATTGAACGATTTGCAGTTGTACCGCCAATACTCATTTCACCAGAACTTGCAAGTGTCATACCTTACCTAAATCTTGGGCCACTAAACCACATTGTTGCTGAATAGCGTAATCCTGACAATACTGGCAGAACTCGATGTTCAAGAATACTTGGAAACGCAATCATCGTTCCCTTTGCCAATGGTGCTTTGTAATCGTTGTACAAACGAACTTCAAATTCACCGCCTTCGAATCCATCGTTTAACAAACAGACCACTGACACTTTGCGATCAAGCGGATTGCCTGCCAAAGTGAAAGTGTCTGTGTGCCATGCGTAATGGTGGTTTACATCGTATTCAGCAAATTGAATATTCTCTTTCTGCGTGATTTCGTAGTTCCACCCGCAAACCTGATTGGCTTCTAGCGCAAACTTTTCAAGGTCTTGGCCTAACCAATAATCAGGTTCAGCAAAACGCACTTTTGTATTTCGCGTAACTTTATTTTCTTGTTCGCCTTTAGCACCCATCTTGGCATCGTTAACTTCGATGTTAGATAGTTCAGCAATCACTTGGTTGCAAGAATCGTTATCAAGGCTACCTAAATACCAGATGGGTAAATGGCTCATGTCTTATCCTTTTATATTATTGTGCAAATGGTGGTGGTGGGCGAATTCCGTTTTGCTGTGCTTGATGGAATTCTTGTCCTAACTTGCTTAACTTCATAAACAAATCAATGCACTCACTTAATTGACCATTTGATAACTGTTTCATAATTACATTGAATTCAGCAACAGTTACTTCGCCAATGTTTATCTTATCGTTCATGTTTTATCCTTTTAAGGGGTTGGTGGTGTTGGTGTGGGTTCTGCCCAAGGCAAATCGGGCTGAGTCACGGGGTCGATTTTATCTGCAATTTGTTTAGCAATAACGCCATTTACATGATCTTCATATGATCCTGTAACTAGGGGTTCAATCCAACCTAAAACAATTTCTTGCGTTAGTTGGTTATAAGGAATGAAATCAGTTTGATCTGGGTTTGGATCAAGTGGTGTAGCACCACTAAAAACACCAGTGTTGCCGTTTTCATCTGTGCCTGTTTTTGTCCAATAGGTTTGAACCACATAGTCGGCTTCTGTTCCAACTGTGGTTACTTTCATGCCTGTTACGGCCCATGTGTAAGTGATTGCCATTTTTTACTCCTGTAAATTTAATTTTTCACTAATAATTTGTTGAAAGATTTGAATTGTTTCAGATGGTACTAAATTATTCAACCAATCAACAATAATTTCATCTGTAATTTGATCGTAAGGAATGTAGTTGTTTTTATCAAATATTGCGGGAACAACTATAGATTCTCCTGTTACGGGATTTTTTACAGTTGTTGGTTTTAAATCAAAAGGTAATGTTCCTTGACAAAATGTTTTGTTGCCATTTTGATGAATTCCGATGTAATCAAAATGCACATGAGAAATAATATTTGACAATCCATATATTGTTTTAAATGTTAATTGACGAATATTAAATGAATATTGAATAGTCATTAAGCAATCCTTTTTTCAAGTTCATTTATTTTTGCGGTTAGTTCTTTAATTGCTTCAATAAAAAGCCCCGCCATATTGCCATATTGAACGCCATATTCATCAACATCGTGAGCATATGTGACTGCCTCTGGCAACACTTCGTTGACCTCTTGAGCAATAACACCAATCTGCCGCTTGTTGGGATCAACTTTCTCATCGTTAGTTTCAATGCGATTGTAGAAAACACCACGCAATCTATTGACTGTATTTAACGCATTATCCACAGTCACAATGTTGCATTTTTTACGAACATCCGAGTATGCTGTAATGTTTCCTGTTGAATAGATGCCACCATCAACATACATTGCATACAATGAACTTGTTGCAGAAGTACGAACACCAAGGCAAGCGTTTCCTACAAGCCAATAGTAAATCCAATAAGTGTAATTGTATAAACCACCATTACCACTTGAATCAAACATTCCAATGGTTACATTATTAGATGATGGCAATCTAATGCCAGAATAACTATTTTTAATTCCAGACAATTGCATTGGGCCATAAGTACTATCATTTGGATGCCAATGAGGCGCACCAGACGAATTTGGCCAATATATTCCATATGACCCATCCATTTGAATCCAGTTTTGTGGCCTAAAATAAGAACCACCCGCAAGCGTTAATCCCCATAAAACCGAAATACTATCTGGGTTGCAATAGTAGGATGTGTTGTTAAGATCATAGAAAATTGGGGCGCGTAAAGATTCATTTGATGAAACATATCCACCACCCCCAACGCGATTAAAAGATACTTCACCACCACTAGCAGTAACATTAAAGTAGGCAGAACCATCGTACCAAGCATGGCGAAAATTACTTGTATTGCCATCAGTAAGTACGCCATACCAGTGAGCGCGCGAAGCAGGCGATTCGTCTCGTGTGTCTACCCGTTGATACGCACCATTTGGCGCTACTATTTGTAAGCCTGCCGCACTAGTAATCCTAAGCGAAGATAAATTTGAAGTGCTTGTAGGGTCTACATAAAATCCTGTGTTATCACTATCATAAAAAATTGGTGCTCGCCATGATGCTGTTGAAACTCCATATCCATCGATCCAAGTATTAAATCCACCTTGTGCGCCAAATACACCAGTAAAACTGCCTGCCGCGGCAGTGTACAAACCCCAACCAGAACCCCTGCTTGCGCCCCAAAAGTTTGGATGCGCGTACCCAACTCCATACATATTGCTTAAAGAAGCATTAGAAGGATTGTATGAAGAACCAATTGTATAAATTGGATTTGAATTGCCGCTGTTATCACCTACATTGTTGTAAGTGCCTTCAAACCAACCTGCTACAGAAGAATTTCTTCGAATTGGCCCAATAAACATTGCGACATTTAATCGCGAAACACTTGCGCCATCAAAATAATAATTTGTGTCGTTTGAATCGTAATAAATTGGCGCGTAAACCGCACTAGAATTATTTCCCGATTGCGTTGGCGGATTAACAACATGAGTTGCTGAAATATTGTTATATGTAGATGCGTTAAAACCTATTGACCAATTGTCATCCCAATTGGTATATAAATCATCTGAAAAACCAACTTGAACATCAGTTATAAAAACTTGTGGATATGACCAAGAACTACCAAGTTCGCCAATGTAAACATAAATAGCACCACCACCATAAGTAAATCGCACATTAAGTGGTGATCTATTTTGCGTTCCCATGTAAGCAAATGTGTTGTACCAAGTGCCACCAGATGTGTGGCCACCACAATAGATATCAAAAGATAAACCATCATATGTGTAAACACTAACCCGAAATTTAAGCATTGGGCTTGCTGATACTGGCAATGTAATAACAATCGCACCATTCACAACAGATGCTTGCGTTCTATATGCGCCCCCTTTGGGCATTACATTTCGCAATCCAACACTGTTATTGCTAACAGCAGAATCCATTACGATACTATTTAAAGAAGAAATGCTTGCAGGGTCTAAATAATAAGCAGTGTTGCTTGCATCATAAAAAAGAGTAGCAAACAACGAATCGGTATTTGCATTAACGCCATATGAAGGTATTGCCCGCCAAGGGTTTATGCTTGCAGTATCGCCATTTCTTGTGCGGAAAAATAAATTTGTACCACCTCCGCTGTATGCGGCATTAAGCCACATATCGTAAGAAGTATTTGCGCTAATTCTTACAATAGGGCCAACGGCAGGGGCATTAACTGCATATGTAAAGCCCGTTTTATTTGTCCCCATAGTGTTTGCATCAAGTGTAAATCCTTCATACGACATGATGTTGGTCAAACCAGTTGTGCCACTAGGGCCAGTTGGGCCAGTTGGGCCTACAGGGCCAGTTGGGCCTGTATTTCCTTGAATACCTTGAATACCCTGTGGGCCTTGCGGGCCTGTCGGGCCTGTCGGGCCAGTAGGGCCAACAGGGCCATTAGGGCCAATGCCACCAGTAGGGCCAGTTGGGCCTGTAGGCCCTGTTGGGCCAGTAGCACCCGCAGGGATACCAAAGTTAAATGTTGCCGCGCTAGATGTGCCGCTGTTGGTTACTGTTGCAGGGCTTCCCGCGGCCAATGTTGATGTTGTGCCTACGGCAATAGTTGCGGCTGTTCCTGTCGGGCCTGTCGGGCCTGTTGGGCCTTGTGGGCCTGTAGGAATAACAAAGTTAAGAATTGCCGCAGATGATGTGCCTGAATTAGTGACACTGGCCGCACCGCCCGCAGGGCTTGTTGAAGTTGAACCAACAGTAATGGTTGCCGCTGTTCCTGTTGGGCCTGTCGGGCCTGTAGCGCCTGTAGCACCCGTTGCGCCTGTTGGGCCAACTTGCGTATAAAGAACTTGTGAAGCAGTAAAAATAATTGATGGCGATCTAGGATAGTTGCCACTTGCCGCCAATGTTTCTATTGAAACGCTAGTGTTTCCTGTTTGCCAAAATACTTGAATGTAATCATTGGCCGCCAAACTCAAAACAAAATTAACAGTAAAAACTTCTGATGTAAAAGAACCACCCGCTTTATCGGGTACATCAAAATGTGAATTAGTATCAGATAAATTTGTGCCGTTTTTCTTTAGCCAAATTTGTGTTGATCCAAGGCTAGTGCTTGTATTGGTAAACTGAATTGAAAATGTAAGGCTATAAACGCCCGCAAAACCAAAATTGATACGGCTACCTGATGTGACAGTAACGCCATTGTTTGAAGTATCTGCGCTATTGATAGTGATTGCGTAAGCGGTATTGATTGCCGCGGCAGTTTGGTTTGTTGTATCCCAAAACGAACCCCAATAACCCAAAGCACCGCCTGCACCAGTAGGGCCAGTAGGGCCTACAGGGCCTACAGGGCCAGTATTTCCTATAGGGCCTTGTGGGCCAGTTGGGCCAGTTGGGCCTGTCGGGCCTGTCGGGCCAACTTGACCAATCTCAACGATTGATGCTACGCCATCATTCTTTTTTAGGAATAACTTGCCATCGTTTGTATTGATTGCAAGTTCGCCCAAATCAAGATCGGCAGTTGTTGGAACTTTTGCCGCAACCGCTGATCTTTTAACCTGAATTTTATTAGCCATGTGGCTTCCCTTTCGTTGCTATATAGCAGGGTAAATTTTATTTAGTATGTGCCACCATCAACATTGATTTCAACTGTACTTGCGGCAGTCAATTGGCCTTGCGCGTTTACAGAGAATGATGCAAACGATGTGCCGCCTGCAACACCATATGAACCCGCAGTAACAGCAGTGTTTGTAATGCTAAATGTTGTGCCTGTCAATGTTAAACCAGTACCCGCGCTATATGTTCCCGCACCAGAAAACTGCGACCAAATAATAGGGCTAACACCCAAAGTGCCGCCTGCATTTGCCAAACAAACCCATCCTGTATCAGAAAGGGTTGTGCCTTGTTCAACAAAGGTGAAAGCAGAAATTAATGAATTCCAAGTGTTTGCATCAGAACTACGCGACCATGCAGAAGCAGAAGCCACATAAATACCATTTTCAGCGGTGTTAGTTTGATCTTTAACCAATACGCGGTCGCCTGCGGATAAAGTG